ATCCAGGTCAACGAGAAGCATTCAAAGACATTGGCGACCGCATGAGCGCCGAGCAAAAAGCCGTTGAGTTGCCAGTCATGGCGCAGGCTTTCCATGCCATCACAACCGGCAAGCCTGATGCTGCAAAGTTGCTGGTAGATCAACAGATCGAAGGCATGCAAAACAGCGGGATGGACGCAACTAAGCTGAAGATGATTCGATCTCAGCTTGACTCTGACCCAACTCAAGTAGCTGGATTGATCGGGCTTGTTGGCTCATCAATTGACCCTGATGGCTGGGGAAAGATGATGGGCGAAAAGCGCGCCCAAGACTTGCAACCAAGTCTGGTGCGAAAGGGTGTGGCAGAGGCTGGCGCGGCTGAGTCTGATACGTCTGTAAAAGCAACAGAAGCGAAATACGCAGATCAAAAAGCAAGGGCCGCGCTGGATGAAGCCGCTGCACAGCTTGGTCTGACAAAGGCGCAAACCAATCAAGCAAAGGCGGCAGCATCCAAGCTGTCAGCGGAAACCAATCAATTGGTTGCTGAGGCTGCATCAGGCGGCGACCCATCCAAGAGATTTGAGGCCGAACAAAAGCTGCGCAAAGAGTACTCCGACCAGACAAAGCCATTTGTAGAAGTGAAGGAGGCTTATCGCCGGGTTCAGGCATCAGACAATACAGGCCCAGGCGACATCGCCTTGATCTATGGGTACATGAAAATGCTTGACCCCGGATCGGTAGTTCGAGAGGGTGAATTTGCAACGGCGTCAAACTCTAGTGGTGTTCCTGTTGCAATCCAAAACCTGTACAACAAAGCAATCAGCGGCCAGCGGTTGACTGATGGTCAGCGCAAGACATTCAAGTCACAAGCCGGGAAGTTGGCTGGTGCTGCTGAAATCCGCGAGAAAGAAGTGCGCAGCGGAATTGAGACGGTGGCAAAAAGCTACAAGCTCAATACTGCAAACATTTTTGGGACTGCGGCAACAAGCGATTCTGGCGCTCCAGCACCAGGCCAGCCGAAACCAAATCAGCCTCCGCAAACAGCCGTAAACCCACAAACAGGCGAACGGCTGATCCTGCGTAACGGCAAATGGGAGCCAATGTAATGGCTACACCAGCACTGCCAAAAGGGTTTGTTTTGGAGGGATCGGCTCCCGCACTGCCTGCCGGGTTTGTGCTTGAGTCAGATCAACCGGCCCAAAAAGTTGATCAGGGCGCAGACATTGCCGCAGGAGCAACACGCGGGATGGCGCCTTATGCTGGTGGAGCAGCGTTGGGGGCAGCCGCTGGGGCTCCTTTGGCTGGCGTAGGGGCAATTCCAGGCGCTATTGCTGGGGCTGGTGCTGTAGCGCTGTCGCAGTTCGTTGGAGATCCTGTAATCGGCGCGATCAATGCGGCTTTCGGCACAAATATCACAACTCCCTCACAAGCACTTGACGAGTTGATGACTCGTGCCGGGATTCCACAAGTACAAACAACGGCTGGTCGGATTGCTCAGGCCGCATCGGCTGGCGCAACCGGTGCAGGTGGCATGGCGGCTGCTGGCAAGGCTATGCAATCCGCAGCAGGGCAAGCGGCCCCGATGATTAGCGGGATTGGGAAGCAGTTGGCAACTGGTGTGCGCCAAAGTGTTGCTGGCGGCGCTGGTGCTGGCATTGGCGGTCAAGTTGCGGCTGAGTCTGGCGCAGGCATTGGCGGGCAGATTGCTGCGTCGTTGCTTGGCGGTGTTGCTGGGGCAAAAGCAGCCGGGTCGCGTATCGCGCCAAGCCCTAAAGCAACAGCGCAACAACAGGCAGTTGCTGAAGCTGGCAGGGCAGGAATCCCTGTTCTGACATCAGACATCCGGCAGCCAACGACATTCGCCGGTAAGTGGGCTCAGACGGCTGGTGAGCGGGTTCCTGTTGCTGGCACTGGGCCTGTTCGCGCTACGCAGCAAGCCGCACGAGTTGATGCTGTCAAGCAATTGATTCAAGACTTTGGAGCAGATGCTGATAACTTGGCAGATGATGTCCTGAAAAACCTAACAGCAAAACGCTCATCCGAGTTGGGCAAATATGCTGGCATGAAAAATGCCGTGATTGATCGCCTTGATGACGTTGGTGAGGTGCCAATGACTCGCACGACTACGGCTATCGAGTCTGAAGTCAAGCGACTCAAGAGCATGAAAAGCCCTGAATCATTCGCGGTTGCTGACAAGCTGGAATCTTTTGGCAATGCGATTCAAGGTCAGGGTCTGCGCAACATTGAGGAACTACGCAAACAGCTTGGGGATGCTTTCAAGGGCGAGAGCATGTCCAACATCCGAAGTACTGCGGAGAAGTCTTTGCAGGGCTTGTATGGTCCACTGAAACAAGACATGGGCGACTTCATCCGAACAAATGGGATGCGTCGTGACGTTGATAAGTGGATGATCGCAGACAAAAACCTTTCCGGAATGATCGGAGAGGTCAAGCAGACTGCTTTGAAAACTGCACTTGATCGCGGGCAGGTTGATGCAACCGGGCTGCAAACAATGTTGTTTGGTAAGAAGCCGGGGGACTTGCGTGTCCTTTATCGAAACCTCACTCCAGATGGTCAAGCAAATGCACGCGCCGCTATCTTGCAAAAGGCGTTTGCAGGCACAGACGGAAGCCCAGAGAAGTTTGTCAACAACCTGAGCAAACTAGATCAGCCAGTCAAAGCCTTTTTCAAGGATGATGACCTGAAGCGATTGGAAGGCTTGCAGCGGGCGTTGAAGCTGACGCGCCGGGCTGGAGATGCTGGGGTCAATCCACCTACAGGTCAGCAATTGGCTTTGCCTGTAGGTGCTGCGGTCTTGGCTGATCTGCTTGGAAGTGGTGGGGCCGCAATTGCTACTGGTGCGGGCATCGGTGGCGCCGCACGAATATATGAGTCGGCACCAGTGCGAAACCTGCTCATTTCCATCCCACGATTAAAGGCCGGATCTCCAGAAGAAGCCGCCGCAGTTAAACGGCTGATTGCAGTGATTCAACAGCAACAGCAAAACAAAGAGGAAAAATAATGCTCGCAATTGAATCTCCCCTGCCCCTATTCGTTGGCCGCGATGGCCTCCCGCTTGATGCAGGATACATCTACTTTGGCACGGTAAACCTGAACCCCGTCACATCGCCAGTAACGGTGTATTGGGACGCGGCAGGAACGCAGCCAGTTGCGCAGCCTGTACGCACGTCACGCGGTTTGATTGTGCGCAGCGGAACGCCTGCTAAGGTTTATGCGTCTGGCAATTTCTCGATGCTTGTAAAGGATTCTGGCGGGACTCAGGTTGTTTTTGAGCGCAACTCGTCTGAGTGGCAAACACCTGCGTATGTTGATGAGTTGCGTGCTGACCTAGCCAGCACATCAGACGCCAAGGGTGCTGCACTCATCGGCTACGAGGGCCGCACGCTCAAGGCCACAATGGACGAGTTGCACCTTGCAACCAGCTTTGCGGGGGTAGACAACACTGGAGCAACGGACACGACCACAGCCCTGAATGCCGCCATTGCGTCAGTCGGTAGCGGCACGCTTGTTCTGATCGGCACGTTCAAGATTTCCGGCTCTGGCCTGGCGGTTACGTGCAACACGATCATGTTGCCTGTATCCAAGCTCGTAACGTCTGGCATGTCTGCTAACGCGGTTGTGTTCGATGTGACAGAGAGAACGCATCATGAGGGCGTTCGCATTGAGGGCAACTCTGGTGTTGACCCAGCAAACGGGACCATTGGCATTCGCGTGTCTGGCTTGAATGCTTCTCGCTCTACGTTCGTCAACTGCTCTGGAATCAATTGCAAGTACGGTGGCGTGGTGCGCACCTTCAGCGTAACGCTGGATGACTGCCGATTCAACTCCAACACCTGCAACCTGTCGATGTCCGCCGCTTCAATCAGCGTGCAAATCAATGACAACAAAGTGCGCGGTGGGAATTACTCCGGCCCGCTGGGAAGCTACGCCATCAAGATCGGCGATCCTGACGCCACAACGACTGTAGCCGCTGGCCAGCCTCACGGTGCGGGCATCAGCCTGAACGGGTTTGCAGTGGATGGCGGCACGATCAAGGTTGATTCTGCTTTGAATGTGCAGATTGGCACGGCTGAACCGATCTATCACGAAAACCCATCGTCCGGCATTGGTTTGGAGTTGAGCACAGCCGGGCAAGATGGCTATGTTGGCAACGTGGAGGTTGGTCCGTGTTTCTATAACACGATGAAGTACGCGGTGTTTTGCAACGCTGGTGTGAGCGGGCTCAAGGTTGGCCCAAGCACATACACCAGCGTGACTAAATGCGCGCTGTATGTCATGTCAGACATCTATCCATTCAGCTACGAACGAGGTAATTCAACATCATCGTTCACCCTGGCCCCAGAGGTTCACACGGGCAGGCGCCATGCCACCTTCACGGCCCACGATTTCACCTATGTGACGCTTCCGTTAGATGGTGTGATCTCAGGCATTCAAACAGTGTTGAATGAGCCCACATGGCAGTTTGCACAAGCAGAATGGAAAGAGGGTCAAACGCTCAAGCGCAGCAGCCCGACAGAGTACGGCTACGGGCGTCGGTACAAGACGCCAACCACGGGCAAGGCTGGCTCGCTCAATAGCTACCTGTTTACGTTTACCACCGCATCCGATGCCAAGTTCTACAACGGTGGCGACGAGTACGACGCTGGCGCGTTGGGCGGCGGTGTGATCGACCTGGTTGACTATGAAACTGGCATCGCATACTTGTCCGACTCATCGGTCGGTGCCCCAACTGGCGGAACCATTAGCCAGAATACGTCAGCGTGGATCTCTGAAACACGCACGACAACTGGTGCGGCTCCAGCTTCGGGTACATGGGCCAAGGGTGACAAGTGCGACAACGCGAACCCATCAGTTGGCAGCCCAAAGGGATGGATCTGCACGGTTGCTGGTAGCCCTGGCACTTGGGTGTCAACCGGAAACCTCTAACCCAACCCACCACGCGCCGAGCGGAAAGGCGCGTGGATTAGCAAGTTAACACCCAAAAATGGTGATTTACTAAAAACAACAAACAAGCGAAAACTGTCATGCAAGATCACGTTCCACCAGAAGTATTGAACGCGCTTCCTGGCGCTGGTGGCTCCCTCATCGCTCTATTGTGGTTGAGGGAGTCAAAAGCGAGAGGGGCCGCGTTGTGGGCGGCGGGCTCATTCGTTGCCTACTACGCATCACCAGTGCTGGCAAAGCATCTGACGCTCAATGAGGGCGTTTGCGGGCTATTCATCGGGTTGTTTTCGATGGCTCTGGTGAATAAGGTGTTCGAGGTCTTGCAGTCTTTACCACTCGGGCAGATCATTCAAGAGTGGATCAGCAAGCGTCTGAACGGGTAAATGCCATGTGGGTCATAAGTGTTCTATCTTTGGTTGGGGTTACGGCCCTGTGCGTGATCGGCACGTTCCACCGATCATATTCAGACAACACGTTACAGCGATTTGGCATGGCGGGGATAGCGCTTGCTATGGTTTCGCTGCTAAGTCATGTGATTGACACGCATAGCGTTTCTCCCGCATGCTCTCTGTTGTCTGTGTCGTTGCTTGTCTTTGCCTTGGGTGTCGCCCAAAAGGTTGCGAGGTTTTCCAATGGATCTATCGACCCACTTCAGTCTGAGCGAGTTTGTGACGAGTCAGACAGCCGAACGGCTTGGTATTGACAACACTCCACATCAAGCCGTTATGCGGGCAATTCTGCGGACGGCTACAGGCATGGAAGGCGTCAGGACGCTGCTAGGCGCTCCCATCATCATTAGCAGCGGCTACAGATCGCCAGAGTTGAACAAGGCCATCGGCGGGGCGAAGAATAGCCAGCACGTCAAAGGCGAGGCTGTGGACTTCATCTGCCCTGGCTATGGCTCGCCCCTGAAGATTTGCAAAGCAATCGTTGCAAGCGGAATCAAGTTCGACCAACTTATTCATGAGGGCAAATGGGTTCACATCTCGTTTGCTGATGCCAATCGGCGCGAGGTGCTGACCGCTAATTTTGACCCGGCAGGCGCGACATATTTAAAAGGCTTGGCATGAGAGAAATCCTCGCCATCATCCTGGCTCTGTGCGTTGTCGCTGGCGCTGGTGGATTCGTCGGAAATCGGATGAAGCAGGCCGAGTGGGATCGATCCATCATCGCCACAAAAGAAGCGCAGGACAAAGCGTTAGAGGCTGCGGCTAAGGCAATTGCGCAGATTGACGTCAAGCAGCAAACCATTGTTCAAAGGGTCACGCATGAGACTGTTGAAAAGCCTGTTTACCGTGATTGCGTCAATGACCTTGGCGTCATGCGCGACATCAATGCCGCCATCCAATCCGCTGGTGCTGGCGAGTTGCCAGCCACTGGCCCCGCTGACTGATCAGTCATTTGGTGCGACTGTGCGCAAGCTGGTGGAAGTTGCAGGCCAATACAACAAGTGCCGGACCGCTGCGCTTGGCAATTATCGCGGCGAAGATAAAAGCAAATAATTGAGGGCAGGCAGGAACCCCCACCCCGACGACTAGCGCTTGACCCTCTGCGCTAGTTTATTCATGTCTGATGCCATCCGGAAGTTATCGCGGCATGATAATTTCCCTAATCTTGCTTGATGTCATCAGTGTTGGGGCATCGCTCTGGCTGCTCATCGTCGTCACGCTCTGGGAAGTCGCCAGCGTGCTGGTGGTCGTCTGGCTCTGGTTGTTCGCCAGCCTCCCATGGTCTGGCGTTGGCGCGTTCGCGGGCTCGTCGTGAGGTCATGTCAGGACTCCACATTTATTGCAAACACCTCGACCGGGTATGGTCCAAAGTGTGGGTGAGTGATGGTGGTGATGCGAAAGCCTCGCCACGGCTTGACCAGGCGGCGGGCTGTATCTCCGCGCTTTGGGTAGCCCTTGGTCAGAACGATTCGATCAAAGGTGCGGCCCTCAAGGCGCTTGCGCCAGTAGGCGTTGCAACGACGGAATTCTTCAGCCTTGGTGCCGTCCTTGATCGCGTCGAAATACTCGGCCTTAAGTGGCAACACTAGGTCGGTCATGCGGCCTCCCCACGCGCACGGATGGCAGAAGGTGGAGGAGGTAACGGCATCCAGTGGGTTGGCTGGACTGGCTCTGGGTCAGCGTCAGATAGCAAGTCATCCTCCCAAACCCAAAGTGCAACGACGTCAACGTCGATCCAGTGCATGACGCCCTGTTCACCATTGAACGCCCAGATGTTTTCCCCATCCTTCGGCGCAGTCTCAATCGGTTGCCATCCAGCATCGCCAGCGCTCAGGGCTGCTCGGGCTTGCCATGCGTCCCACATGATTTGTGTGTGGCTGCTGTCGTAGCCTTCGCCGCGTCGTGCCACGTTGTACTTGCCCATTGGGCAGTTCTGCGCGAATTGCTCAAAGCGCTCTCGCTCATCCACTGGCGCGGCAGTCAGCCCAGAAACGGACGCGCTTGCATCAGTCTCGGCTTGGGTCAAGCCGTTGATCATTTTCCCGGCGTCAGGCAAATGGTCGGCAGTCGGCAGGGCGAGGGCTTCAGCACACGCTTGCCACTCGGTCCAAGCGTTTTCAGTCTGGGCAAGCAGGTAGCAACCGTTCCGGCCTTGTTTGATGGCATTAGGCCATTTCCCGTTGTCGGTCATGCGCGATTCAAACGCCTCGCGCAGCTTTTGGTTTGTGTCGGTCATGCTTCAACCTCACGAATCAAGCGGGCCAGCTTAGAGAAATAAGCCGCGATTGCTTGGGCATCTTTGGCTTCAAGATACAGATACACATCAGATGGCGGCGTGTAGTGCTCATCGCCCCCACCACTGCTGGATTGCATGATTCGAACGCCTGCGTATGGAGTTCGGTGCTTCTGAACCTTACCCGCAGTCATGACAGCTTCAGTGTTGATAAGGCAGCGTCCGGCGTAAATTGGCTTTTGGTTTTCAGTCATGGGTTGCTCCGGTTGGGGCTCGTTTTCTGTCCAGTGCATGCCAGTCGATGCGGGCACGGCGCGAGTCTCCGCCTTGGTGCAGGCGTCTTTGTAGTCGGCGAGTTGGGTTTGGAGCTCAAGGCGCAGGGCGTCCAAGCGGCGCAGTTCGGCTGCGGCTTGCTGTAAAAGGCGTTTGGCAACGCTACAGGTCCGGTACGAGTCGTCTTGGCTGTCTAGGGTTGCGCTAATCAACGCAGCCAGCCTTTGTGCCTCAGTTTGTGGCGTGGTGGTCATTTGGGTTGCTCCTGTTTGATGGGTTGGAACTCTGCTCCTCCACCTCACGCCGTTTGATGGCGTCAAGGTGGCCGCGCACTGATTCGGTTGACCGCTGAAACCCTTCTCGGGCAAGAGCTCGTTTGATGAGCTCTTTGCCGTGGCCGAGTGCGCGCTGTTCAAGAATGATGGCGAGCTCGGCGGGCTGTAGCGCTTTGCCGTGCCATCTACCCGCCACGGGTTTCACCTACAGCCTGGAGGGTGGCGCCCTGAATCCAAGGCATGCCCATGATTTCCTGAATGGAGTAGGTCAGCTTGTTTGCGGCAATGCCTCCAGGCTGGCGCATACCAAGGGCGTAGTGGTACTCGGTAACGGCCTGCTGGATTCGTTTTGCAGTCAGTCGAAGGCAGTGCAGTTCGTCCTGCATCTCCTTCAGCTTGTCACATGGGACCAGCACTGCATTGATAGGCCTTTGGTCAATCTCTGCCCACTTCAGGCCGGGAGCGCCTGACTGGCGAAGGATGGGCACCAGGACATCCGCCACGCGCGCCCGCAGTTGCTGGGTGTCTCGGTAGGCTCGGGCAGTGGCCGTCACTGTGTTGACCACTTCGCGGATTTCATGTTCCTTGAGTTCCATGATCGGCTCGGCAGTCGGCAGGGCGAGGGCTTGGCGGGCGATCTGTCCGATACGGTCCAGTGCAGCCGATGCGTCAACCGAGTGATTGGTTGTGTCGTCAATGTGGGATATGGCCTGCAACGCCTCGCGCAGCTTTTGGTTTGTGCCAGTCATGCTTCAACCTCACGAATCAAGCGGGCCAGCTTAGAGAAATAAGCCGCGATTGCTTGGGCATCTTTGGCTTCAAGATATAGATACACATCAGATGGAGGCGTGTAGTGCTCATCGCCTCCACCACTGCTGGATTGCATGATTCGAACGCCTGCGTATGGAGTTCGGTGCTTCTGAACCTTACCCGCAGTCATGACAGCTTCAGTGTTGATAAGGCAGCGTCCGGCGTAAATTGGCTTTTGGTTTTCAGTCATTTGCGGGCCTCCAGCATGGCGTCTGCTTGGGCATAGGCCCATGCTGCGCGTTCTTCAAAGGTGAAGCCTTCAGCGCCTACCGGATTTGTCGCGGCGGCTTGCATCGCCTTGGCTGCGAAGTAATCGCGCAGTGACATGCCTTGGTGTTCATGTGGCGATGCGCTATCCACAAATGGAAACGCAGGCCCGCCGTTGTCTCGGTTTTCAGTCATGTGTTGCTCCGGTTGCTTGGGTGATGGCTTCGAGTGACATGCTTACGGCTGCATCAATCCTCAACTGCTGGGCAGCAATGGCAGCATCAAGTTCTTTTCCATACTTGCCTGCAAATCCAGCAGGTGTTTTGTGAATATCCATCCACATGCAAAGCGCCTTCAGCAGCTTTGGCGATGCAGCGATCAAGTTTTTGTTGGCCCTTCGTTCGTCCACCTCTTTGTCGTAGCGTTCATCCTGCCCTTGGAAGTGGGTAGGTTCATTGGTGTGGCAGATGTAGCCACCAACATCACGAACCCCGCTATCAGTGGTCCACCAAGGCTCCGGCGTGTGCTTTTGCTCATTGCTCATGTGTTGTCCTTTCTGGCTCGGATGGGCTGGAACTTGCACTCGTCGCAATATCGCGTCTTGATGGTCGTCATGATGTTTGCCCCGGCATTGGGCTACCGAGCACACGCATACGGTCGCGCACGCGCTGCACTGTTCTGACTGCGTTTCTGTACTGCTCTTGCAGCGCGACAATTTCGCAGTCCTTGCAGTAATCAGCAAACAGGACGCCGTGGCCACATCCAATCATCTTGCGCACATACGGATGCGCGGGTTGATGGTCTTTTGGTTTGACCAATGTGCAACCATCCATGCACATACATTGGCAGGGTTCGTGCGCCACTGGGCAATCTGCTGGTTTGGTCACTTGCCCCCCTTTGCGCGAAGGGCTGCGATGATTGTGTCGATCAACCTTGAAGCGTTGATGCTGGTTCTTGTGATCTCATAAGGGCCGCTGTCATAGGTCATCTTCACGGTGCCGATGCAGCCAGAATCAACCAAACACTTCACGCGCTCACTCTCCGTCAGCCCCACCTCTTGCGCAGGTACACCTTGCGGCACAGCGGGCGCGTTGTTGTGCTCCATCTCTGCGTCGACCTGATAAGTAACGGTCATCCCCAATGCCTTTGCAATGGTCATCTCAAGGCAGGCGCCTTTCGATTTTGTCCATCCGCGCAGAAGGTGAATCCGCTCACA